TCAACTCGGGCGTCGCGGGCGTCGCGCCGGCCTTTGCGATGAACTTGCCGTCGTCTCCCTGCAGGGGTCGGGCGGCCTTGATCCTCTCGAACTCCGCTGCGAGCGTTTCGTCCATCGACCTTTCGACGGGCGCCTCAACGGCCGGCGCTTCGATGACGGGCGCGGGCGTCGGGGTATCTGCAACGGCAATTTCTTCGCTCATACGGTACCACCGGTTAGAGGGTTATTCAACGGGTGAACTCCGGCGGCGGACGTGGCGTCCACTCCCGGCCGTGCTTGATGGCGCGCTCTTTCGAGTGATAGGTCGGCGTGTACTCGCTGGGATCGACTACGCGGCAGCCGGTGCGCTTCAGGTCTTCCCGCTGGGCCGCACGACCGTCGATCATCTGCTTGCTCGCCATGCTCATGTAGGGGGCGATGTCGCGTGTGATCTGCGGCGTCGGCACGAAGTCACCGCGCGTCTTCATGGGCTTGCCTGTGGTCTTGCTGATCCACACGCCGTTTGCGTCCAGGCGGTAGCGCTCGACGCTCACTTCGCCCTCCCGTTCGGCTTGCCCTTTGCTGCGTCCTGCTTGGCCTTCAAGGCCTGCAGCCCCATGGCGTGGCTCTCCTGCCCCATCTCGCGGGCGCGGGCCTGTTCGTCGGCTGCGAGGGCGTGCTGCCCCAGCGTGACGGCGGATTTGGCCTGCAGGCTCTGCATCTCCATGGCATGAGCCTCGCGAGCGCGCTGCTGTTCGGCCTGCATCTCCTGCATGCGCATCTCGAACTCGGCCTGCTTGAGTTGGGCCTCTTGCGACATGGTCTGCTGGTCGATCTGGCCCTGCATCTGCGTGCGGGCGATTTCGGCCTCTGCCTGTGTCTGTGCGGTCTGCGCCTTGATCTGCTCGACCTGCAGCTTGGGATCTGGCGGCGGCGGGGCCGGCGGCTCCTTGGCCTTCGCGTCCAGCCGCTTCTGCCACTCATCGAGGATGTGGTCCGCCTGCCGGCCCAGCTTGAAGTTGCGCGCGAACGTGCGAGCCAGGCCAACCGCTTCCGGCGGCGTCATGTAGCCCGCCTGCACCGCAGGGCCGACCGCCTCGAAGTAGCTTCCCAGCCCCGCCACGAAACCGCCGACGTTCTCCTGCTGGCGCCCAAGGTCGGCCTTGATGGTGCCGTCCGTCTCGATGTCGATGTTGAACTCGCGACTGATGTCTGTCTTGAGCAACTTGACCTGCTCGGGGGTGAGCCGGATACCGGTCATGGCCTCCAGTTCCTCCGGCGTGAAATGCTCCGCCATCAGGTCGGCCGTCATCCGCATCAAATCGCGGGCGTGCAGCTGGATGTCCTGCTGTGCGCTCTGCAGGCGCAGGCTGCCCCATTGGGCCTTGAGTTCCTGCGCGCCAAGCGTCTCATTGGCCTTGGTCGAGCCCCGGAGAATGTCGGCAACGCCGGTCAGTTCGTAGATGACCTGCTTGCAGATTTCGCGCGATTCGTAGAGCTGCTTGAGCGTGGCGACCGCCTGCTCGATCGGCATCAGCCAGAAGGCCTTTTCGATGTCGCCATTGACCAGCATGCGGGCCGCGTCGGGGGCCGGGGCAAGGTCGCCCTCCTCCAGCCCCTTCATGGCCTTGACCGCGCTCTCGAATGCCCCGTCGTAGATGCCGCGCCACTTGATGACGTTGATCAGCGCCCCGATACGCCGTGTGAGGCTGTTCATTTCCTCCTGCTGCGACTGCCACACCATGAACGGGCAGATAGGAACCTGCGTGTCCGTGGTTTCGATGGCGAGCCGGGGCTTCGGGATGGGGAAGAAGCCGATCAGCCTGTAGGGGTCATCCTCGATCTTCAGCGGCCCCTGGTCGTAGCTTTCCGCGATCCAGTAGACCTTGCGCTTGGACTTGTCCCAGATTTCCCAGACGTTGGCGCGCTTGAACGTGTCGGGGGTCGGCGCGTCCTTGTCGGGCTGGCCCTCGACCGTGGCGTCAAGATTGACCTTCCACGCCAGTTCCGGGTTCAGCCCCTCCAGTTCGTCGCGGGTGAATACCCAGTGAAAGGCGATCCACGGCGTGTCCGCCCAGCGCTTGGCAGGCCCGAGGCGGAAGTCGTCCCAGATCACCGGCTCCCACGTGATGTGCTTCGACACCACGGCGCCGGGGATCTCGTTGCCCGTCTCCTGGTCGGTCACGCCCGGACCGTTGACCACGTTCACGCGCAGACGGGTGACGGCGCGGCCCAATAGCTCGCGATCCTTGACCGCAGCCTTCAGGGCGTCGTCGTAGTCGTAGAGGTCGGACTGGACCGATACCGCGCGCTCGATGGTTTGGCTGACGTTGGAGCGGTCGCGGTTCTTGCGATCGGCCTCTGCCTGCGCCGCCGTGGTAGCCGCGATTACGGCCGGGTCCGGCTGCATGGCGGGACCGCCGTTGTGGCCCATGGCCGGCGGGGGCGGCTCGACCGGCATGGCCTCGCCAAAGCGCGCACGCACGTCCGGAGACGGCATGCTGTTGTAAATCGCCGGGCAGGTGGTTTGGATGTTCGCGTAGAGGATGTTGAACTTGGAAACGCGCCAGCCGTCCCGGTCCGAGCGGAACGCCCGCAGCGCCGTCTTGGCGTCCTCGCGCCAGTCCTTCTCCGTCTTGCCCGCCAGTTCGATGGCCGACATCCAGTATTTGTGGAAATCCTGCTGCGACTTGATGGTCTTGGCGAGAGTATCGACGGTGCCGGTGTCGGCGCTGGTGACGTTGTCAGTCTGGCCGATCATGCGCCGGTCCTTTCCTTGCGGCGCTGGGTCTGCCGTTCGATCATCTCGCGGATGGAGAGGTTGGAGGCCATCGTCCCCTCGGGGGTGCCGATGAAGAAATCCGTCTTGCGCGGTTCGTCCGGCTGCCTGCGCACATAGGGGCGGCTCATCACGGCGTAGCGCGTTTCGTCGCCGGCATGGTCTTCCGCTCGCGTGTCCACGTCCTCGGGCCGGTTCTCGTCGTGCGGCAGGGCCGGGATGGTGCGGATCGAGTCGCGGCAGGTGTCGAAGAAATACAGCATGGGGCGGTCGTCTTCGCCCTTAAGCCTCGCGCGGAGCTGATCCCAGCCGCCCATGGCGCCGCGCGCCCCCACACGGGAGTTGTCGGCGCGGGCAAAAGCCACCTTGCCCCCACTGCCCCGCAGGATGCGCTCGGCAATCGAGGGGCCGCCGTCCTGGCTATGCGCGGCCGGGTCGATTACCCCGTAGCTGATCAACTCACCGCGTTCGCGCTCTGCGATGCCAGCGCCAACCTCTTCGGCCGTCAGCTTGAGCCCGACATTCGGCTCCCCCGTGCTGCCGTACCACTCGCGGTACTTGACGAGCGCGCCTCGGGGATATGCAGGGACCGTTCCGTCGCTGATAGCGTACCAGCCGACGCAGAAGGGCTTGGACGATCCCCAGTCCATTGCGCGGAACCGGGTCCATTCCTCGGGCAGCTGGTGGGGACGCACGATGTGCTGCGGGCCAAACTCGGGGAAGAACGCGCCCGCAATCACATCCCAGTCGCCATCCAGCCACGCCTTGACCAGCGCAGGCGAGCCCAACCCCTTAAGGCGCCCCACATAATCGGGGTCGTTCTGCATGAGGATGGCGTTGTCCGTCAGTCGCGACGGGATGAACATCACATCGCCGCCCGTGTCCGGGTCCTTGAAAGGAACAAACCCCATGCGCGAATGGCTGATGAACTTGGACTTGATCCAGTGATGCCCGACGCCGCCGGGGTTGGCCGTGCTGCGGATGCGCTTGCGGGGCACGTTGTGGGCGCTGCGAAGACGGGCGCGGAGGTATTTGTAGCCGTAGGCTGTAGGGTGCTGCCCTAGCTCGTCCCAGCCTTCCCAGGTGTACGCCGCGCCCTGGTAGCGCGTGGCGTCCCGGTCGGCTTCCAGGTAGCGCATGCGCAACATGGCGCCGTTGGGCCATTCCCAGCGCTTGCGCTGCTCGCGCCAGACCCCGCCGCTGCCGGGGTATATCTCATGGCTGCGGGCGATCATTTCCTCAAGCTCCGGAAGGGAGCGGCGGAACAGGATGCCCTGCCATGCAGCGCCGTAATGCTCGACATCCTGCAGGTAATCGCCCAGCAGGAAGTCCGACTTCCCGCCGCCAGCGGCCCCGCCGTAGAGCAGTTCCTGGCACCAGTCGGCAGAGATGGCATCAGTCTGCGGCCCCGGTTGTGGCGCCCATAAGCCTCGGGTCAATTCCAAGCTCCTTGGAGCGGCGAAGAATCCACTGCTCGCGGGTTTCGCGTTCGGGGCGGTCTACGGCGTCTCGGACGACCAGATTTGTGTTGTTCTCCGTCCTTTCGACAAACATGCCGATGTGCTTGCCGTGCAGCTCGATGGCCTTGGCTGCGGGGCCATAGGCGCCATCCTTGATGGCGAGGACGCGCAGGTCCTCAAGGTCGCGCAGGACCTTTTCGGCGGTGATTTCGAGTTTCTCGGCTATGCGGGATTGCCCCTCGGCAACCGCCGACGCAACCTCAACATTCCTCAACAGCCGCTCGGCGCCCTGTGCCGCACCTTTCTCACTGTACCCCGCGCGGATGTACGCCTGCGTGGCGTTCAAATCCTTCAGGTATTCAGCGACAAAGCGCTTTTGCTTGGGCGTGAGGGGCTTATCGCCCATGGGCTGATGCTCGGTTGTGGAGCGTTCAGCCTGACAAATGCTCCAATTCCGACTTTGAAAGTCAAGCGGCTTGTGCGCAGGAAATGCGAATTGCTTTCAGTGTGGCCGGGGAAAGCTCGGCAAAGGTGCCGTAACGGACGCGCGGTCCTCGATAGGCTGACAGCCCCAAGGCGGCGCGGCGGCGCTGGACGGTGTCAACGCAGTGCCCGGTCGCCTTGGCAATCTCGTGGTCGTAGCTGTACCAGTACATGGCTTTGACGATCTCCGTGTGTTCTGGGGTCCACTTTTTGCCGTTCATACGCGCCTCCCATATGACCAATTCGGATCGACAAGAATCTCGGGTTGGGGCACGTCGACGACTTCCCCTGTCTCGTCCATGACGACGATCCAGAGGCGGTGTCCGTCTATGCCGGTTTCCTTCCAGGCGTAGGCCCAGCCGGAACGGGATTGGGCGCGGACGCCGATGGGGAGGGCCTGCGACGTGACCTTGACCGGGATGGGCGGATCAAGCTGGAGCATCTAGGCGCCCTCCCACCCTGTGGACGCGCCCGCGGTGGATCTCGCCCCTGTAATAGAAAAACTCCCATCTCCATTCGCCTGGATACTCCCGCATGGGAGCCCATCTGGCGGGCTGCCAGTCTTCATCGGAAAGGCGTTTGACCCAGTACCAGCCGGAGGGTCTCATTCCCCCTCCTTTGCCGGGAGGAGTTGGGGGTCCTGACCTTTGGTGGTCGATCGTTCGGTGCCATCTGTGGGGGAGCGCAAACGTTGCGCGTACCACTGCAGAAAAGCCGTTCGAAATTTGAAACTATCGATGATCCATTCAATGCTTCTGTCGATAAGGCACAGAACGCCAATGCCAGATGTCACGCAAAGACAGACAAATCCGTACCACCAAACAAAATCGCTCATTGCAGCGTCTCCGGTCGCCATTGGGTGATGAGATGGGAAGGGGCGCGGGTCATGCGGCCACCTGCGAAACCGTGCTCAAGGCGGCGGTTTTGGTCGCGGTTTCCCACTCGTCGCGCGTGGTCTTGACGCCCCAGCGCTCAGCAATGGCGCTGATCTGCTCCCACCACTCGTCGGCGTTCTTGCTGGGCGGACCATGCTCGGCACGCCTGCGCTGGCTGATGGCGCGGTGCCAGGCTGTCTTGACCTGCTTGCGGGTAAGGCTGACGGGCTCGGGGTTGGCCTTCCACGACTGCCCGTCCGCGACCTGCTGGGCAATGAACTCGAGCGCCCGCATAAGCTCTGGGATGCCCTGAGCAGCGCGCTTGCCCTGCCCTGCGCGCCATTCGTCCATCAGACGCCGCGCCGTGTGCCTTTGGGCGCTCATTGGGCAACCCGTCCACGCCACCGCTCGAGAACCGGCTTGGGTGCGATGCACCGCCCGCTCTCGGGTCTTGGTCCCCATGTCGCCTCCTGCCACATGCCGCCGGGGTGGTATCCCCGGAACCGCGCCTCCCACAGAACCTCATCGCTCGAGGGGGCTGCGCTCGAGTGCTCGCATGCCGCGCCGTAGTTTCCCTCGAGCACCTTGCGGAAGTTCCGTGGCTCGAGCACCCAATCCAGTTTCAGGGCGAACTTGGTCCGCAGGAAATCCGACGCTCGAGCGTTTGTGAGCATCTGCTTCCAACCATCAAGCCCATGCTCGGCAAGGCGCGCCTTCAGCTTCTTGCGCCGGTCGGCCTCGAGCCCTCGAGGCTTTGGCCACCCGAACTCCGAAGCGGTTGCCACAAACTGCTCATAGGCCACGTCCTCGTCTCGAGGCCCCATATCTTCAGTAGATTTATCTACTGAAGTAGTACCTTCACTTACCTTCCCTTCACTTCCGGCGTTACGAAACGGTTTCGTAACCCCCTCTGTTACGGTTACGCCGGGGGTTACTGAGCGGTCTTTGTTACGCCACCGTGCCTGCTTTTCGCGGTTACGCTTGCGCTGCTCCCATGCCTCGAGCGCGACCTCGGCAACCGTGCGGTGATAGAGCCTACCGTCGCTGCAAAGCGTCCAGCCGCGCATGGCTTGCGCCTTGATCTTCTGCCATGCCTTCACGGCGACGCCGTAGCCGGCGTAATCGGCCAGCAGCATGTCGTCGTTGGGCAGGCTTGCGGCCGGCACCTCGTGCGCGAAGGAACGCCACCACAGACGGAGGGCGGCAACCTTGGCTTCTGGGCTTGCGGCAATCCACGTGGCCGACCCGAACAGGCGGTCGCCAAACAGTGGCATGTAGGGCATGCCGCGCAGATCGCACTCTGCGGGCGTGAGTGGGGATTCAGTCGTCATCGCCGTCCTATCATGTTGCCCACGAGCGCTTTCCACGGCGCGCGAGGGTGGCGGGTGTCAGAGGTTGGAACCTGTGATAGGCAGGCCCGGTCCTCGCGGATACCGGCCTCTGACGGGGTGGCGTATAGCGCGCCAACCGACAGCCTTACTAGGGCTCCTAACTCAGCCCCAAGTATAGCGAAACGCAACGGGAACAACAACAAATGGTGGTGGGGATGGCTCACATCAGCCCCCATACCAGCGCGCCGACAAACGCAATCACCCCCGCCACTGCGGCGGCTACAGGCAGGATCACACCCCATAGAGGAGGCTTGTCCTGATGGACGGGGGCGATGGAGGTGGGCGGGAGTTTCATGCGGCCTCCAAAGGCTTAGGGAGCATCTTCAGGAAGGCCAGCGCGCGCTCTACGTCGTTGACCGACCGGCACGTCACGAACCACGCCTTGCAGTTAAAGAAGGCTTGCTCCATGGCAATTTGCTCGGGCAGCAGCGTCCCTTTGCTGGTCTTGAGTTCGAGGCCCATGACCGAGGGGCCCGGCGCCATGATGAGGATGTCCGGCCAGCCCTTCTTGACGCCCCGGCGCTTGCGCTGGTTAGCCGTGCGAGGGCGCATCTTGCCTGCCCCGGCGTCGATGGAGGTCCACAGGACGGGCGGTCGCAGAACCGCATCCAGATAGCGCGCAACGGCCACCTGAAGCTGGGCCTCGCTCATTTCTGGCTCGGGATACTTCACGGCAGGCGCCACACGGTTGCCGAGCATCCGCTGATGTTCTTGCGGCGGGTCATAGTGCGAGCAGCCCCTGTCCTTCAGCGGTGCGTGCCGGCTCCGCGCGCTTCAGCGAATAGCGCGCCCACTTCTTCACGCCGTCCGTTTCCCAATCCGTCTGCACGGCGTGGCCCTCGTCGCGGATGTCCTTGATCCGCGCCGCAAGCCTGAAGATGCCGAACTCTCGCAGGGCATCGATTGGCGTGATGCTGCCACCAGCCTGGAGGTGCGCGAGGATTGTCTCGGTCTGGGTCATGCCCCCCTCCCCGCCTGCGCGCGGATGAGAAAGGGAGGAGGAGCGCCTGGATCATCTCCCATGAAGGGGGTGGGTGCTACGCGCGGCTCCGCCGCTACCGCGCCGACCGATCGCGGGGCGGGCGCTTCGTCTGAATGGGTGCCAGTCCCTACCCCGCCATCGGGAACTGGGGTGTCAGCGGGGGTTGCCGCCCCCTCTGACATGACAGCAGGCGTGTCCAGCGCCTCCGTCTGCGGTGCCGTGGGAGAAGGTAAACCCTGCAGGGCCGCATCTTGTGTCTCTGTGACCACGCCGTCTGCGTCGTGGGGCGATTTCATTTCACGCTGAACGGCTCCGGCGCGTGAAATCCGCTCCTGCACCATGCCGCGCAGCTTGCTCGCCTTGCCTGTGCTGCAGCCGATGGCGTCCTGAATGGCGCGGATGGTCGGCAACTGATTGCCGTCTCCGACCAGATCCATGCAGCGGTCAACTTCCGCCACGATCCGGCCAGCCAGCGCCTCAAGTTCTTCCTCGCTGGGGTCCGTCCGCACCACCGTCACCGGGCCGCTCGTCTCCATGCCCAGCGCGTGCTTGTAGACATCGAGCAGCGTTTCCTGCTCGGCTATGTCGGCAGAGTCCTTGGCCCGCAGCGCCACGATCTTGCGCATGGTGGCGACGTCGTAGCCGACGCCCTTGGCTTCGGCGTACACGTCCTTAACGTCGCCGCCGATAGCCTTGCGCTCCTCTTCGAGCTTCTCGATACGCTCAATGAAGGACTTGAGGCGTTCAGCGTTCACCGGGCCAGCCTTGGCCCTGCTGTTGTGGCCGGGCTTGGTCATGACGCACTCCCATCCGTCAGACCGGGAATGTCGTCGATCTTCTCCCACTTTGAGTTGCCGGCACCGCCGCGCACCGCGCCGTTCTTGCAAAGCAACAGCGTGTCGCGCCCGTCGAAATCGCCGTACTCGCCCACCATAAACAGATCGCCAATGCGTTTGACGTTCCGGACGTGGAAATGAACGCCCGCGGTTCCAAAATCTTTCACCAGCAAAACGCGGGAAGACTGCTCTTTCTTTCTGAATGGCCACATGGCGCGAAGCCTCTATTGCAGGACGGGATAGGTGCGAGCGGAAGCGAGCCTGTTCATCAATCCACGTATCCCTTGATGAACATGTCGGTATGTTCCGGGGGTTCGGGCTCGGAGCGGGGAACCGGACGCCAGGAGGCCCACGCGCCTTCGATCTGGATTGCGCGCGCCGCCTTCTCATCCATCTGTTTTGCCCGCCGCTCGCGCGTCGCAGGATTGAGCAGAAGCGCCATCACCGCCCCCTACCGCCCAGCAACGCTTTGGCTCGGGCGCGCATAGCCTGGATGATCGCGATCTCCTCCCGCACCCGGCGCTCGCGCCGTTCCGCTCGGGCCAGAAGCCTCATCCCCAGACGCTCCGGAGAGCGCCCGCAGGTCCTCTTCAAGGCGCTGACCAAGCGCGAGGAACCGCGCTTCAATGCTGAGATAT